CATCGCGTCGGTGTGCGTGGCCTCGGTCCGGCTTTCCGGGTCCTTCCAGATGATCTCGGCGCCGAGATCCTTCCCGCGCGGGTCGTCACGAAACGCGAAGTTGAGTCGGAAGACCTCTTCCCAGGACTCGCCCTTGTAGAGCTGCGAGTCGAGGACCTTGGCGACGAGGCCCGTCTCGGCGCTCTTGAGGGACTCGCCCGACGGCGGCTGGCCCGACTGCGGCAGGAGGTAGTGGTACGGCGTCCGGCTGATCGCGCCGAGGTGCTGCACCTCCATCTGGACGCCGGAGATCATCGGCGCGAGGTCGGTCTGCTCGAACTCCCCGAGCTCGGGGGTGGCCGGGTTCGGGTCCTCGGGGTCGGGCGGGGGCAGGATCCACAGGCGGTCCACCGCGGCCTTGAACGGCTCGATCGGCTGGCCCGTCTTCTCGTCGATCTCGACCTCCCAGTTCTTGAGCCAGCGCTGGCGGAAGGCGGCGAGGTCTGAGGCGTTGATCGTGTCGGCGCGCAGCTTGTTGATCGCGTCCTGGTTGCTCATGACCATCGCGATCTCGGACTGCCCCTCGTCGGGCCCGATGACGCCCGGGATCGGCCGGCCGTAGGCGTCGAGGACCGGGGCGGTGAGGCGCGGCCGGTTGACGAGCGGCACGATCGGGATGACGCGCAGGGGGTTCCGCACCGGCCACGGCTCGCCCGGGACCTCGTCGCGGGTCCACTGCGCGACCCGGCCCCAGCTCGCCAGGCTGAACTCGGCCGCCTTCTGCTCCGATCGGAACTTGTAGATGCCATCCGGGAGGTACAGCTCGGCGTGGTAGCGGCCGTCGTCCGCGAGCCAGCGCTTGAGCGCGGCCCGCCGCTTCCAGCTCTTGCCGGGCTCGGTCTCGACTGTGACCTGGAGCGCCGACTCGATCGTGGCCTCGGGATCGCCGCTGACCGCGTCGGGCCACACGAGCACGTAGGCGAGGCCCTTGACGAGCGACTCGGTGTGCGCGATCTGCGACTCGGCGTCGAGCCGGTTGCGCTGCCACCAGTCCCAGGCGTCGGTGTCGCCGCCTCGGTTGTCGCCGATGCGGATGCCCTGCACCTGGAGGCGCTCGCGGTGGGCGTCCACGACGAGGGACATGAAGTTGGAGCTGAACTCGCGGAAGCGGTCGCCGAAGGCTGCCCGGAAGGTGTCGGACACGAACGCGAGCGGCTGGCGCCCGGCGTAGTACGCCTCGTACCGCTCCATCCGGTCGCGGCGAAGCTCGAGGCGCCTGCCGAGCCTCGCGAGCCACCAGGGGAGCGAAGAGGGTTCGAGCGTGACGGGCTGCATCGGGTCGATCATCAGAACCCTACGGCCTTGCGGGGCCTGCGGACGAACGGGACGGGCGCGTCCTGGATCGCCATCGCGACCGCGCGAACCATCGCCACACAGGCAACGTTCGGGCGGGTAGAGCCGTGCTTGGAGCGGGTAATCTTCATGCCCCGGTCGGTCAGGACCGCGGTCGTGTTGGCGACGTGGACGGCGAGGACCGGGTCGTCGTCGTGGACCAGGCGCCCGGTCGTGATGAGCTCGTAGGTCAGGGTCGAGGGCGGGCCCATGACCGCGGCGGTCATCGGGACGTCGACCATGGCGAGGCCGTCCTGCTCCAGCATCTCGGCCGACTCGCCGAACGCCAGGCGGTCGAAGGCGTAGGCGGGTCCGGCGAGCGCCCGCTTCGTCTTCTCGTCGCGGGACTGCGCCAGGGGAAACTCGACGCGCAGGTCCCGCAGGCGGACGCGCATCGCCTCGGCGCTGGCCATCCCGGTCGCGGACTCCGGGGCGAACACCTGCGACCTCACCACGACGCGATCTCCTTGGCGCTGAGCGACCGCGACGGCGCCAAGCTCGCCGTCCGGGCTTCGATCGATGCCGACCCCGATTGGCAGAGCGACGTTGAGCGGGAGATCGCCGCGCGTTGCAGACCACGCGCCTTCGCGCAGCCAGGTGTCCTCGAACCCGACGAACTGGTTGAGGTGGTAGCGGCGCCACTCGAGGAGTGCGCCGCGAGCCCGCAGCCTCGCGAACTCGCGACCGAGGTACTTGCCGTCCGCGAGCCAGGACGCGGGATTGCAGGCGAGCCAGACCGCGGGATCCTCGATGTCCGCGTCGCGGGGGGCGCCGTACCAGTAGATGAGCGTCCCGTTGACCCGGTCCCGGTAGACCAGGAGCGAGCCCCGGACCTCGAGCTCGCCGGTTCCGGAGAACATCGAGTCGTACAGGTCGGCGAGGATGCCCTCACCGGCGACGCCGGCGGTCGTGATCCAGAGCGTGAAGGGCTGCTCGCGGGCGCCGGTGCCGGTCGTGAGGGCGGTGTACAGCTCGCCGCTCTTGTGGGCGTGCAGCTCGTCGATGATGTTGGCCGAGGGGTTGAGGCCGTGCTGAAGGGCGCCGTCGGACGAGAGGGAGCGCATGATCCCGCCGTTGCGCGGGCACTCGATGCGGAGCGAGCGGTAGGGCCGGAGGCGATCGAGCAGGAGCGGGGACCGGCGGACCATGCTGATCGACTGGCCCATGACGATCCCGGCCTGGTTGCGGGCCGCCGCGGCGACGTAGACCTCGGGCTCGGACTCGCCGTCGGCGTCGAGCATGTACAGCCCGGCACCGGCAGCCATGGTGCTCTTGGAGTTCTTCCGCGGGAGTCCGAGGCCGACCTCGTTGTAGATGCGGAGCCCGGTGGCGGGGTCGAACTCGAGGGCCTCCCACCAGAACTCGCGCTGCCAGTCCTCATAGATGAGCGGCCGGCCGGCCCAGCGGCCCTTGGTGTGGCGGACGTACCGCTCGCAGTAGGCGGCGAAATGCGGACCGCCACTGAGGGCATCGGGAACCACGGCTCAGCCCACATCGGCGACCACCCGAAGTCGAGGGGGCAGGCCGATCTCCGCGGTGAGCGAGCCCATCGCGCTCTCGCGCTCGATCCGCAGGCCCACCCGCGCCGATGGCGAGAGGCCGAGCTCGCGGGCGAACTGGCGGATCTCGTCGGCGTTGTCGCGGGCGACCTGGTGGAGCGGGTTCTTCACGAGGTTCCCGTCCCGCTTGGTGATGGGGCCCGATTGGGCGTACAGGCGGGCCGCCTGGGCGTAGCGACTGACCGCCTCGCAGTAGCAGCGCAGGATGTCCGCGTCGGCGGCCCGGATCACGCCCGTGTGGCGCATGTCGCGGAGCACCCGACGCCAGACCACCTTGGCGTCCGCGTCCATGTCCGCCGGCATCCTCGGGACATCGGGCGACGGCATCGGCTCGCGGAGGTTGAGGCGGCTCGGGCGCGTCTCGCCGCGCAGCATCTTGACCTTGGTCGGGGTCGGAGCCGGGCCGCGCCTACCCACCGGAGACCGCCGTCGAATGTGGGTAACTCGCCTTGCAAACGTGGCCGATAGCGGCTAGGTTCTGACCATGAGCACGGACGCAGGAGCCACCAAGATGACGACCGACACGACGACCAAGACGCAGCGGGCGGTCCCCGGAGACCTGGTCCGCTACTACGGCATGGCGGAGCGCCCGATCTGCGTCGGGGCCTTCCTCGAGATCACGAACGAGGACATGCGCGTGATCGCCGAGCTTCTCGGCAAGGAGTCGCGCGAAGCCGCCGACGCCGATTGCCCCGAAGTCGCGAGCGCGCTGGACGTCCTGTCCGATCGCCTCCTCCGCAAGGCCGCGGAGATGGACGCGGAGGCCGCCGAGTAGATGCTGACGCTCACCGAAGCCGCCGACCAACTCGGCTTGGCGGCTTCGACGCTTCGCCACCAGGTTCAGGCCGGCCGCCTTCGCGCTCGCCTGGTCGGCAAGACCTACGTCGTCACGCCGGGCGAGCTCGAGCGCTACCGGCGCGACCATCTCGGCAGACCCGGTCGTCCTAGCCACCGACCCGCTCCGCCGTCCGGCCGCTGAAGTTTTGCCAGCGCTCGATCGCCACCTGGACGTACTTGGGGTCGATCTCCATCGCGTAGCAGCACCGACCGAGGGTCTCCGCCGCCATGAGCGTCGTGCCGGACCCGGAGAACGGCTCGTATACGGCCTCGCCCGGGCGTAGGTGATTGCGGATCGGGATCTCGGAGAGGACCACCGGCTTCTGGGTCGGGTGGTCCTGCTTCTCCTCCTTGGAGCCTGAGCCGATCCGCTTGGGCGAGGGGGCGCGCCAGATCGTCGCCTGGTCGTGCTCGCCGATGAAGAGGTTGGGAACGCCCGGCTTTCGGACCACGAAGCAGGGCTCGTGCGCCCAGTGGTACCAGGAGCGGCCGATCGAGAAGAGCCCCTTGTCCCAGATGACCTGGGAGGCGAGCTCGAAGCCGATGGCGAGAAGGCCCGCCAGCACCTCTTGGGTATGGGCGCTCGCGTACCACACGTAGCCGACCGAGAGCGAGGGGACGAGCGCGAACGCCTCCGACCAATCGGCCCGGATGTCACCGCTGATCGTGGTGTGGCGGTGGCCCACGCGGCGCACGTGGGCGCTACTGGGCGCCGGTGTGGCGTCGTCGGGCAGCGGTTGGCCAGCTGCCCCATCTCGCATCATGTATGGCTGCTCGGCCAGCTGCTTCGCGCCGAATCCGCCGCGCACGCTCCTGTGCGCTCCGTTGTAGACGCCGTCGCGCCAGGTCTGGTCGAGCTGCACCCCGTAGGGCGGGTCCGTCGCAAGGAGCGTCGGCGCCGCTCCGTCCAGCAGCCGCTCCACGTCGCCGGGGCTCGTGGCGTCTCCGCACAGGAGCCGATGGTCGCCGAGCACGTAGAGCTCGCCCGGCTTGACCCAGGGCTCCGCGGGCGCCTCGGGAACCTCGTCGGGGTCGGTCAGGCCGGCCTTTGGATCGTCGCCGGCCAGGTCGCCGAGTAGGGCGAGCAACCCGGCATCGTCGATGGTGATCTCGGCGAGGAGCGTCCGGAGCTTCTCGTCGTCCCGCCCGGCCATCGCGCTGATGGGGTCGAGGGTGGCGAGAACGAGCGCCTCCTCCTCAGGCTCGAGATCGACGTAGAGGACCGGCACGGTCTTCTCGCCGCGATTAAGCGCGAGCGCCACCCGCGCGTGCCCATCGACGACGAAGCCCGAGCGCCGGTTCACGAGGACCTGCTGGACCCAGCCGACCTGATCGAGCGCGCCAGCGAGGGCGTCCTGCTGCGCCTTCGGATGGATCCGCCAGTTCGCCGGGTTGGCGAGGAGCTGGTCAGGCGCCTCCTCGCCGGCTCCCGTGATCCGGTTGCGCCAGGCGCTGGTCGGGGCCACGGCGACGCGTGTCTTCGTCGTCATCGGGCGGCTCGTGATCTTTGGCCTTGCATCGTCGCGCCAACGGAGTGAGGGATGGACTGCCGAACGCCAGATCGGCGCCGGCGAGCGAAAGGACCACGAACGTGGCGGACATTCGGAAGTGCATCGGATCGGCGAAGTTCGGGATCGAGGCGCACGAGGCGCCGATCGGCGAGTTCCCGGCCCAGCCGAGCCAGAAGGACGGCCTCGGCCGGATGTGCAAACCCCACTGGAACCAGTACACGAAGGAGCTGCGGAAGGCGGCGCTCGCCCGCAAGGCGGATGGCGGGGTCGCCACGGAGGCGGCGTCGGTCCCGTCGGACCCAGCTCCGGTTGCCAGCCCCAAGACAGTCGGCGGCAAGACGGCAAAGAAGGCTCGGGCGGCGAAGCCGGAGCCGATCCGGACGCGTCCCGCGCGGGCAGAAGGTGGCAGCTCCGGAGGCTGGTTCCCAGGGCGACGCCGGATAGCCCCGCCGCCAGCGGCGCACCCTCGGGCCCTGGGCGCAAACCCAGGGCCCTTCTTCGTTGGGTGGCGTCCGTGGCCGTTCGCTCGCTCATCGCGGCACGTGGCCACCCGTGGCGCCCGTGGGCAACCCAGCCGTCGTGGTGCGAAATGACGTCGCTAGCCCTTGTCCCGCTATGAGAACATCCGTTCGATGCAGAACGCTCCATCGGCCGATCCCCGCGACCAGGCCATAAAGGCCGCGCTCCGCGATGCCGCGAGCCTGGCGACGATGGTCGCGACCGAGATCCGGGCGACCTACTGGGGCACTGACCGGTCCGTCTACGTCGCGACGCTGGCGACCTACGTGACCGACCTCGGGGGGCGCCTCGAGGAAGCGGGCCCGCGGGACCTCGTCGCCGACTTCGGCGGGCGTCGGATCACGGTTCGATTCGGCTGAGGAGCGGGCGAGGGTGGTGGTCTCGCGACCGACGGTCGAGAATGTCGGCGTGGACCAACAGCCATCCGATCTGACCGATCGCACCGACCGCTTCCGGGAGTTGAACCGCCGACTCCGGGTCGCGTTCATCGCGGGTGCCGAGGAGCGATCGCGGCGTGAACTTGGCCGAGGGCTGTCCGAGGAGGAACTCGAGCGGGTGCTTCGCCGCTATCCGGGCGACCTGCCCAAGCGGTAGAGACCGGGATATTTCGCGAAACTCGGCCGCGTGCGTCAAAAGGGAAGGCGCGGACGTCGAGCGTGAGATCGTGCCGTGAGGCTACCCCACCCCTACTCACGCCGACCGCCTCGCGTTCACGAGATGCGCGCCGAGCTCGCTATTCCTCGAGCGGCAGAGGACGCGCGTGTTGGCAGGATCGAACGGCGCGCCACCATTGATGAGCGCCAAGACGTGGTCGAGCGTCAGGTCACGCGTTGGATGCGCCGGATGCTCGGGCCCATCGCCAGGGCAGACGTAGCCGTGCTGGCCGACGTGGCGGGCGATCATCCGC